AATTAACGTTCGTTTGCAATAACACTTTTGGCTACAAAAACCATATTCCTGACGCCAAGAAAATGATATAACAACGACATATAGGGAGCATTATAAATGATATAAAAAACACCAAAGTACGACATATAGGGAGTGTTTTGTAAATACTTGTTGTTGAATTAGTTACAAAGAAAAAGGGGGCTATTCTCACGAACAATCTCCTTTTAACTAAAACAAATCAATTCAATTAATTCAACAATTTAATAAAAGCGTTTCTATAGTAGTCATTTGTAGATTTTATTTGCCTCCACCAGACAAAGCGATAAGTCTGTCTTCGATGGTCTTCTTCGTCTCTGTTGCAACGTCAAGAGTTGTTGCCTGTAATTTTGGAGCAATATAAGCTGTAAACCTCTCCATTGCTTGTATACGTTCCTTAGGCTCAAGACTTGCCAAGTCTTTCTCAAATAAGTCAGAGTCATAGTAATTGCCAGTGACATTTGCAAGAATACTTCTCACTTTCCCTGAAACTTTGTTTGGGGTTCCAGCAACGCGACCGCCTGTCTTCGCTATTCCTTTAGGTCGTCCTCCTTTCTTCTTTTCAGTAGTCATATTATTTGGTGTATTAAAAGTTAAACTAACCATGCAAAAGTAATGTGTTATTTTCGCAGAAAATAGATAACTTTTAATAGACAACGCAATATGGGATTAATCGGAGCAGCAATTGGTGCCGCAGGTAGTATTTTTGGAGGTATCAGCGCATCAAAAGCAATGAGGAAGATGAAAGCCAATGTAGAGGCGCAGAAAAAAGCCAACCAAGACTGGTTTGACAGACGTTATAACGAGGACGCAACACAGCGTGCAGATGCTCAGCGTATCTTAACTATGACAGAGGAAAGTATTAAGAATCGTAACAAAGCAGCAGTAGGGGCACAAGCTGTCATGGGTGGCACTGAAGAAAGTGTCGCTGCAGCTAAAGCGGCAAACAACAAGGCTCTTTCGGATGCAACCTCGCAGATTGCGGTTAATGCAGAGCAACGTAAGGATTCTATAGAGCAGCAGTACCAACAGCGTGATGCAGACCTTACCAACCAGCTCAACGAGATTGAGCAGAATAAGGCTAACGCTATTGGTCAAGCTGTTCAAGGTGTTACTGGTGCTGCTGGTAGTCTTCCATTCTAATTCAGAGAGAAGAATATGAGTGCTATAAATGATATTTTAGGTAAGCCTGCCCCTATGTCACAGCCGGCACAGCCTGCAAGTCCAGCTATAGGAGTGAAAACGGAAACAGCATTGGGTGCTGCAGGAGTAGCGCAGCAGAGAGCCGAGAATGCCCACTTGAGGGAAAATGGGGCTGTTCCGACAACTCAAGCAGGAAATATTAGCGGTAACAACACTGCTCCTTCTATTGTAGCCCCAGCTGCTTCAAGTATAGAGCAGAGTGTAGCTGCTAAGGAGGAGGATAAAATAACTCCTGTAAAGACTGCAACGCCAATACGTATGTCTTACACTGATATGTTTACGAAGCTCAGTCCGTATCAACCTCCAACACAAGAAGAGTTAGCTAAGGAACGGAAGAAAGAGAAGCGTGAGAAAATCTTCTCTGCTATTAGTGACGGTATATCAGCACTATCTAACCTTTATTTCACGACAAAGTATGCACCCAACATGTATAGGCATGAGAACTCACAATCTGCTAAGACGGAAAATAAGTGGGAGAAACTGCGTGCAAACAGAGATGCGCAGCAAAATGCGTATATAAGAAATCTTATGGCTGCAAGTCAGGCTGACGACGAAAGAAAGGATAAAGATAGAAATTGGATGCGCCAGCTTGGTATAGATTTGTACAACCAAAAGAAAGACGCAGCAGAAATCCAATACAAGAAAGATCGTGACAACGTCAAGGATGACCAATGGCAAAAAGACCATGACCAGCGAGGTAGTCAGTTTGCTCAAGGTATGGAGTACAAAGGAAAAGTCTTAGCGGAAACAGAACGTGCGCACAAGGCAAGTGAGGGACTGAAAGGTGCTCAGATAGCAGAAGCTGGTCGTCATAACAGAGTAAGTGAAGCACAAGGCGCTGCAAGAATTAGTCAAGCAGAAAGCCATTTTAGAGCAACACACAATGCTGATGGCACGACTAAGGGCTCTGCGAAAGACAACAGTTACCACCTCACTATAGGCGGAAAGACTTACACGTATGAAAATAAAGACGATTACGAAAAAGCTGTAGTAAAAGAGGCGAGGAAGCGTGGTCTCACGCTGACATGGGGTACTTCTAAGAATAAGTATGGCATAGTAAGTGGGACTCCGAAGCTGCGCACAATAGTTGGCTTGGCGAGTGAGCTTGAGGAGAAGTATGGCGGAAAGCCTAATCAAGCACCGTCTAAACCAACTTCGTCAGAAGGTTTCAATGCAAACAATTATCGTCGTAACAGAACAAAGCCTACGGCAAAGCAAACCACAACAAATAAACCACCGTTAAATTAATACATTATGCCAAATAAGGTAACATACACTATCACAACAGCTGACGGCAAAGAACATCAGGTATCTAAGGAAAATGTCGATAAGTACGGTATTCAATCGTATGCAGATGCATATAAGGGTGCTACTATCCGTATGCGTGATGCGCAGAAGGGCGATTATGATATTCCTTTACAGCATTTCGATAGTGCGAGAAAGCAAGGACTTCATGCTTTCTCGCTTGAGCATACGCCTGTTCAGAAGCAGGCTGCACCAAAACCTACACCTACTTCAACAGCAAAACCAACTCCAAGCCCAAGTGTAAACCCTCGACAGAGCACACTGCAAGGTAGTAAGCCGCTTTTGTCAGACTCATTTGGAAAAGGAACTGGAACAGATTTCTTAAAGTCTAAGCCTGTAGGTTATAATCTTTCAGAAGAACATCGCAATGAAGTTCTTGGAGAGCAGGTAAAGCGTAGTGCTACTCCATCAAACCCACATGTACAGCGTGCTGTTCAGTTAGGGAATGAAGCTAAGGCAAAACGTGTAGAGCGAGAACAGAAGCGTTTTGGTAAGCCGACAGTTGTCAAAGCATTTGATGATGCTGTGCATGGTGACAAAAAAGCTGCAAAGGAGTTGGGCATGCCGCAGGTTATGCAGCAGAAGAAAGACGAGATTGATTACATGCAGGCAACAGGGAAAGAATTACGTAACCCTGTTGACGCTGGATTGACATACGATAAAAATGGAGATGTAGTTCATTCCATGTTTGCCCCAACTGTAGCACGTGATGAACATGGAAATATCGTTACAAATGAGGCTGGAGAGCCACTTGTAGGGATATCGTCAGATGAAGCACGTGCAAAAGCATACGGAGATAGTGTACAGACAGGTATCGAGGCACAACATGAAAAAGATAAGGTTGATAATCTCTACAAAGATGCCGCTGAGAGTGTAAATGATGCCTTTGACGAAGATTACAAAAAGAAAGAGGCTTTCAGAAAGGAACATCCTTTCTTGGGAGCAGTAAGTGATGCACTTGAGGGATTTAGCAATCGAGGGAATGCTCTACAGTATACTCCAGAAGGTGCCAAGCCAGGACTTGCTGCTCTTGGCATGTTGTCGAAAGCTGCGATTGCAAAGAATAACGCAGATAGATATGGAGACGCTGGTACTCTAAGCCGTCTCTATGGTGGTATCATGGCAGGTTTGACAGATGTAGACACATACGATTTTGGAATAACTGACACATTCAACGCAGCTAATCTTTATCGTGCTGCAAAGAACTATGAAGAAGGTAAAGCAACCGCTAAAGACAAGATGCTTCTTGACGCAGCAGCTATTGCCAATAACGTCCAATCAGAAGCCTCTGATAAGCTTGGCGGTGCATTTGGGGCAGGTCAGAATCTTGTTCGCACTTTTGGCTTTATGATGCAAATGACATCAAACCCAGCCTCTGGGACAGGCAAAGAAGCTGCTGCAAGTGTTGCTAAGACAGTTGCAAAGAGAGCACTGCAGAGGTTTGGTAAAGGAGCAATAGCAAAAGCAGTCACAGGACTTGCAAAAGGGGCTGCACGTGTGGGAATGGATGCCGTGGAAGCAGGTGTTGTTACAGGTATGTATAGCCCAACAAAGATAGTAGGCGATTATCTCAATCGAAAGACAGGCGATGTGCAATCCGATGGTAAAGGCGGTTACATTTTTCAAAACAAGGAATATAGTGATGTAAAGGCACTCGCTAAGGCTATCAATGGTCAGTACGCTGAGAATATCTCTGAAATGTGGGGCGAATATCTGCCTGGTGTTGGTAAGGTAAATGCAGCTATTGGTCGTGGTGCACGTAAGATTGGCTTAGGAAAGGTTGTTGATGCTTTTGAATACATGAGTTCATCTAATTGGGCGAAGACATGGAAAAATTTCCAAGAGAGAACCAAATGGAATGGAATGGCTGGAGAATACTTCGAGGAGGTTGCAAATAACCTATACAACGCTGTTACCAATGGAGATATGACACTCGACACAGACCCACACACTGGAGTGTTCAACCCAAAGATTAATCGTGATACGTTCTATAGTGTAGCTCTGATGAGCGGTATAATGAGCGGAGTTAACACAGCAGGTTATGCAAGAGAACGATACAAGGCGCCACACGAGCAGCGCAAAGCAGACGCACAAGCACGTTCTGTTTTTGGTGAGCGTTGGGATGAATACAAGAACGCTATTGATAACGCGGATGAAAAGCAGATAGGTAGTGTAATGGAGAAAATTGGCAGTGATAAGTCTTTGTCAAACTCTCAGAAGATTGCAGCCTTACAATATCAATATCGTACAGCTGTTGTGCATGGTGTTAACGCACAAGACACAAAGAATAAGCTTGAGGGTCAGTTTAACGCAATGGATGAAGCCTACAGTATGGGTTATAACTTGCAAGACGAAAAGGAACTCAACAATACAGCTATTCTTTATGACGAAGCGAAGAAGCAAGCGATAAAAACTACTGGATGGGATGAAGATACCCTTGAAAGTATGATAGGTGAAGATGGCGGTGCGTCAACTTTAGCCTATATGAAGCATAGTAATGAGTTTAACGACGGACAGCTACAAGCGTTTACCGACTATGCCAATGCACGTGCAGCCTATAATGGAATGATTCAGCGTGTGAAAGATGATATTGACACAAAGGTACATGAAAGTAACCTTGAGGTGGAGCAGCGTACAAACCTTAATACTGGTGCTATTCATCCTGCAACGATGAAAGTAGATGATAGACAAGTGTATGTTGTCAATGGTAACGTTGTAATGCTCCCCGATGGTAGCGGTGTTGATCATGAACACTCTGATGATTTTGTTGTATTGCGTGATGCTAAGACTGGAAAACTTGAACAGGCAGACCCTTCTGCCATCTCCAAGGTGGATGCACCTATTAATTCAGAAGAAGAAAAAGAAGCTGCAGCGGACAATATCCGACAGACTGTTGCACAGCAGCAGGCTGATAAGATTGACGGAAAATTAGAATTCAAGCAAGGTGACACCTATTCAATTATTGACAAAGAAGACGGCACACAACACTCTTTGTCTATAATTGGTGATGCAATAGATGAGAAGACGGGACAGGTTAATCCTGAAATGGTGCTTGTTGATATTGATGGAGCTCAGCAGCCTATCCTATTGCCAAAAGAACAAGTACAGCAGCAGGTTGATGAGGCACGTCGAGTAGCTGTTTCAGCAACGCAGGTTGTAGAGAACGCACCAACTACCAATACTAATAATACTTACAGCATAAACGATGAGGTTACGCTCTCTGATGAGAATGGAAATACTGTTCGTGGAAGTATAACAGCCCCTGAGAATGAAGATGGTAAGTTTGAAGTCTACACAGAGCAGCCCATTAATGGTAAGAAAGTAAATCTGTTTAGTGCAGAAGAACTTGACACTATGACGAAAGCACCTACAGATGTTGTAGAAAACACAACAACTCAGCAGCCACAACAGCAGGAAGATACAGAGAAGTCTATAGAAAAGGAAACCCCACAACAGCAAACAACAGCTTTGGAGCGCATTCCTAAAGACGAATCTGGTCAGCCTCTTTATGAGCAGACAGAACCCGAAACGGCGTGGGATGCTATTGTAGAGCAGACGGAAGGTGACACGAGTATGGCACAAACTGTTGCCGATGATATGGTGTCAGATTTAGAAGCTGGTGTAAAAAAGGCTGAAAAAACCAAAACAAAGAGCGGTGGCAGCATTGCTGAGAAGATTGCAGCAGAAAAAGAACGTGCTGCGGTTATTGAACAGGCAAAGGCAACACTTGCACATTGGAGGAAGATTGCTGCTGTTAATCGTATGCGTGAAGCTGCAATACAAGCAGAGGAACAGCGCAAAGCTGATGAAGTGGCACGTGTACGTAAGGAACAGGAAGAGAAAGAACGTGTAGAGCAAGAAGAAGCAGAACGTGTCAAGCGTGAAGCTCTTAATGGTGTACCCGATTTTGTAGAAGATAAGGCAACCGCTGCACGAGCAAGAGGCTACAGGCGTGTTAATGGAGATAAGGTAGATAGACAAGAGCCTATTAACGCAACGAAAGGTAAAGAAGTACAGGTTAAATTTGATGATGATAACATCCCAACAGGACACGTTGCAATCATTGAAGCTAATCAGTTACAACCAAGCCATAAGAATGGGCAACGAAATCCACAGCATTTCATCGACGAGGCACAACCAAAAGAGCGCAAAGACGATGCAAGTGTAGGCGCAGCACGTAAGATTGCAGCAAATATTCGCCCAGAAGAAATTACATCATCTGTTACCGCTTATACAGGTGCGCCAACAGTGAATAGTCGTGGAGAGGTTATCCAGGGCAATAATCGAAGTGCCGCACTTCGTGAGATGTGGGACAATCATCAGGAGCAAGGTGATAAGTACAAAAAGTATCTCATTGATAATGCAGAATCATTTGGTCTAAGAGCAGAAGACATTGCAGCAATGGATAAGCCTGTACTTGTTAATATGCTCGATGTGAATGATGATGAAGCTATTTCTTTAGGTCAATTTGTAGCAAGTGATACAGAAAGTGGAGGTACAGAACGTATCAAGCCTAAGAATGTTGTTAAAAAGCTTGGTGACAAGATGAAAAACTTTGCAAACATTCTTTTGCGAGCTAATGACGAGAATATCTCTTTTGCAGAGCTTGTTGATAGTAATGGTGTGGATGCTTTGAAATGGCTAAACGCTAATGGAGTGATTAGTCCAACACAGTATAAGAGTGCATTTGATAGCAAAGGCAACATTACAGCAGAAGCAAAGAACGATATCAAGGGTATTATGTATCAGAGTATCTTCGAAGGTGGTAATACACAGCTTGAGGAGATGTTTAATGCGCTACCAGCAAAAGCACAGAAAGCAATTCTTGCAACGGCATATCGTGATTATGACAGTCCACAAAGCGAACACATGATAGGGGATATTCAGGACTCTATCATGGCATATTATGCTCTGTCACATGATAGCATGTTTATGAATGCAAAGAATCATAAAGATGCACGTATAGCTGTTGAAGCATGGAGAAGACAACTTGCTTTTGACGATGTTACAGGAGAAAGTTACCTTCCTGCAGAAAAATATAGTAACTTTGCATTATTGCTTGCGACTATGTACAAAGGCGATAATCAGTCACTCATACAGGGTACGTTCAATAAGATGTACGACCTTATACAAGGTACACAAGAAGAAACTTTGTTTGAGCAGCCTGATAACACGCCACGTTCACTTGCGCAAGCAATCAAAGAAATATTAAATATAGAATATAATGGACAACAAGGAAGCAATGTATTGGCTGGCGATAATTCAGCAAGCCAAGAAGGGAGAACAGGAAGCAATGGAGATGCTACGCCAAGAGGACGAAGTGAGGATATCGATGGGACAGAAGCCAATCAAGGAGGAACTGAAGGAGATACTGAAAGAAGCGGAAGTGGACAAAGCAGTGGAGAGCAAGAAGAGGTTGCAACAGAAAACTCACATTTAACGAAAAAGGAGGCTGCTGATTTTATAGCTCAAATGGAATTGGGTGCAGATGTAGCACAAGAAATTCCGTTAACAATAGAAAATTGGGATAAAGAATTTGGAGAAGATGGCATAGTTTCCACCCCTATTGGTGACGTTAAAATGGGCGAGAACCAATTTGCAAAACTTATGCGAGCAGGTCGTAATGGCAAATTGGGAATGCTAAAACCAACGTTGGAATATCCAGATGCCATTGTAGAAGAAAATAGTAAAGCAAAGGAGGGAACGCATACAGAACGACCATCTTCTTTCATCTTTATAAAGTCTTTCAGGAAGTCTGACGGAACACGTTATTACTATTTCACGTCAATAACTGTTAGTGTTGATGGGAAAGAAGTCGTTGTTTCCAATCAAGAAAAAAGCCGTAACAGGATATTACGGCTCTTGATGGAGGGTAGTGTTATTTGGCGCACTCCGAAAGATGCGACTACTTCTTCGGCTGAGAAGCAAGGTTTGGACTATGTTCACCCTGATAAAGCCGAGGGCGAGACAAAGGGCTCGGTAATAACTCCTCAAAACACTCCTTCTGTTGGCAAAGATAAGCAATCTTCTGCTACAAAGCAAGAAATTGTAGACAATTATTTAGAAAAGCCTGCAAGTAGTGAAGATTTGTTTGCAATGGCTGAACGTGTAGCGGAAGAAGATAAAGCTAAGCGTACACGTAAAAAAGAGGAAGCAAAGGTTGATACCAATCCGACTGAAGCACAGAAAGAAGCTGGCAACTACAAGAAGGGTCATATCAAGATAGATGGCTTCAATGTCACTATTGAACAACCTAAGGGTAGTGTTCGTCGTGGTAAGGACGCAAATGGCAAGGAATGGGAAACCGAGATGCATAATACCTACGGATATATTCGAGGCACGGAAAGCGTTGATGGTGATCATATCGACATCTTCTTGTCAGATAACCCAACAGAGGGTAACGTCTTTGTTGTAGACCAAGTAAACAAAGATGGTTCTTTCGATGAACATAAGGTAATGTACGGATTCTCTGATATGGAGAGCACAAGGAAAGCATATCTTTCTAATTATGAAGAGGGATGGCAAGGCTTGGGCAACATTACAGAAGTTAGCAAGGAAGAATTCAAGAAGTGGATTGATAGCAGTAAACGCAAGACAAAACCGTTTGCAGAATATTCTACTGTCAAGACGCAAGGCGATGTGCAGACTAAGAAGCCGACAGAAACCGAAGATTTTGCTCGACAAGATTTAAAAGAACTCGAAGATTTCCAAAAGAACACAGATACAACAGGGCGTACTACAATAGATGTAGATCGATACGAGGCAGAAGATTTGTTTGCACCATTGTTGCTTGACGGCAAGACCTCGAGGCTGGGTGTTTTAACCGTAGTGCCAGACAAGATAACTGACCCGAGCGGACAGATTGCTGTGTATGACTATTCTGACGAAATAGACGAAAAGACGAACAGTGGCTGGCAGAAGTGGGGAGACCTTACTGATGAATATAATAAGACGGTAGATAGCAGCGATAAAGCCCAAGAGCGAGGAGATACTGCGACGTTAGGTTTTACGAGTGTTGATGCAGCTTTGAAGTTCTATGATTGGTTGAATACAGGTGGACCAAAAAGTGCTAATAAGGTATTGGAGCAGAGTAATGAGCCAATGAATGCAGATGGGCATGAATATCAGGAAAACGGTTCATTGCAGTATTCGACAGAAGATTTAACCAATAACACTACAGCAAAGCGGTTAGCCACAGACACCATCTTGTCAGCCTTAAACAAGGCAGGTATAGAAGTTGTGCGTGCTACTGATGAGCAAGTGCAAGAGTTGCTTGCCAACACCCATGCAACCTCCCTACGCACCCCACAAGGCACTATTTACGGCTGGGCAGTCGATGGCAAGATTTATCTTACAGAAGCAGGCATAAACCCTGACACGCCAATCCATGAGTACACGCACTTGTGGGCAGAAGCGATGATGTCAAAGAATAAGCAAGGTTGGAATAATATAAAAACATTGCTTAAAGGTACTTCCGTGTGGGAAGAGGTCGTCTCAGATTCTAATTATTCCAATATTACGAACAATGAAGATGCTGTTGCAAGTGAGGTTTTGAGTCGCATCAGTGGCAGAGAAAATGCAGCGAGAATGGAATCAGAAGCACAGAAAGTCATAGATGAAGACAAAGATGTTTTTGAAAAAGCAAAATCTGTAACATTGCTAAACCGAATAAAACGTGCATTGGATATGTTTTGGAAATGGGTAGGTAAAGAACTGTTCAAGATAAAGAAATTTGGTTCAATTAACGAGGTGACAGATAGGGTACTATATGACCTTATGCATAGCACAAAACTTAACTCTAATGACAAATCCCTTATAGGTGTGCATAACATATCGGAGCAAAAGCTTCGTAAAGTTTTAAAGCAAGGAGGATTTGCTAATCCGTCTATAGCTGTTATTGACACAGATAAGCAGGTGCATAATGATTATGGGGAAATCTCTCTCATTTTGCCATCTCGTAAGATTAACAAGTCTACAGGTAAAAATGCAGGAACGTTCGAGGGCGATGCATGGACACCTATGTACCCTGTTGTCGAAAAACAAATAAGTAGCGATGGCAGAATAACGATACATAACGACATCAATGCTGTGCCAAAGGATATGCAGAGTGAAGTCCGTAATGCATTAAATAGATGGTTAGAGAATGGCTCGGACACTGATTTATCATACCTTTACTTATTCCAGCAAGGGAAAGCTCCGCAGATGATTGTCGAAAAGCCAAAATACAGCAATGAAGTTCACAAGACTCTAAACGATATTATGTTTGGCGTTAATAGCGTTTATAATTTATCAAAAAATGAAATAAAGAAACTAGTAGAACTTTACATTCAAACCGAACTTGATGGAAACATTAAAGAATATAATGAAGCAATTCAAAGAAAAATTTCAAAATATGAAGAGCTAATTAAAAGAGGTAAACCTAACTCTTTGCGATATAGAGTTGCAGATAGCTACTTAGAAGATATTGAGAAATATGGATACCCTCTTTCTCCTTTAATCAACTTTGTAAATGATGTGCAGAGAGATAAAATTAAGCAAGGAAGCAAAAATGCACAAAAGACTCTTAACACAGCAAGTCAAATCATAAAAGATGCTGGTCTTGAAAAAGATTTTAAGAACTGGATAGAGGGTTTAAATAATCGTTACCAAACAAAAGAGGTTATTTTTGACGGCTTTACTCCAACAGGCAAACGTAGATATATCCCTAATACGTTAGAGAATGTATCTAAAATTATGAAAAAACAGGGACGACAAGCCTCTGCAGGGATAAGCATATCATTTTCCAACTTTGCTGCAGCCGTAATGAAAGCAAACGGAAGTCTTGATAATATCAGAAAGAAGAAAAGCAAACTCACAAATGAGCATAAAGATATAGAAGACTTTGAAGAAAAATGGAAAGAAGTATATTTCGACTTAGCAATGAAATTACAGCCAAATGCGAATATGTTTGATGATTACGGATTTGCACGCTTACAAGAGGCTGCGAATGAGAAAAACCCGCAAACATACATTAGAAATGTTTATGGGATAACGTTATCAGAAGAAGATGTTCAGAAGTTACAAGACTTGGTGGAAGCTATTCGAGAAGAAAGACCAGCGTTGTATTTTGAAACAAAATTTGAGCGTCCTGTTATTCTCAATGAATTCTCTAAGGCTGTTGTACCAGAAGACCTCTCTGATGATTTGAAAAAGACATTAAGAGATAATGGTGTAGAAGTATTCACATATAAGCGAGGAGATATTGAAGAAAGACAAAAAGCAACTCAGGAGGCTGCTTACAGCAGTAATGATATAGCTTTTCAAGTAATAGATAACAGCAGAGATTCTGAACTAATTGCTATCAACGAACAGTTCAATAGAGAACTGGCAGAGCTGACGGAAGAAAATGCACAATCGAAACGATTAAAGTTAGGTTATCCTTCACCTATGCTGTCGGCTGCAGGTGTTCCGGATAAGCCTATCATTCTCTATGGTAATAAGCTTTTGAAGAAAGCAAAACTCCATAATTTTGATGTCAAGGAGCTGCACAACCTGCCTCTTGCCATGCAAAACCCTATTGCAGTATTTGAGGGTAGTCATCCAAATAGTTTTGCTACGCTATTAGAAATCAAGTTAGGAGGACACAATACACTTGCAAGTATAGAAGTAAATAAGAAGGGAGAAGCTGACTTTAATTTCATTTCCTCTTTGTTTGGCAAAGAGAGCAAAGGTGTAACCAAGTGGATATTGGACGGAAAACTATTAAGCGTGGATAAAGAAAAAGCCCAATCTTATATAAGCGCTTCTGCTCTCAATGCAGATGCCACATATAAAAATGAGCTTTCTTCTGCTGCAAAGATAGTGAAAGATTTTGTAAATCCTGTAATACAAGACGAAAATCTTTTGCGTGATGATACAGACACTCTTTCAGACATTGAATACGAAGATGGAAATTTTAGTGAGCTTACAGCAGAAGAGCCACTCTTTAATGTTTCTTCATCCATCAGAAGTCTTATAGAAGGTAATTTGTTTAGCGAAGTAGATTTTAGTGATTCACCAAATAAGAATGTGAATCAAGCAATTTCTAAACTTACAGACGATAAACTCTTAAAGGAAATCGCTAAAGGTGATAGCAAAGAATGGAACTTCTACATGGAAGAATATGATCGTCGCCATAATAAAGAGTTTCAGGAAGCTGTGGAAAGGTACATGAACTCGCTTGAGGACGAAAAGACCTCATTAGATACTGCGTACGGCTCATATGTCAATGTTGCAAAGAATTGGTCCAATGGCGGTTATCATACGACAGAACGTACTTTACTGCGTGCTCAACTTGATGCAATTGAGGATTATGTAAGTAAAAAAGAGAGCGAACAACTTTCAAGCGTAGAAAGCGAGGCTTACTACCAAGCCAAAGAGACTGTAAGAAAAGTGGGCTACGACCTTACACGTCTGCGTCTACGTCCTTTAGAAGAGGGCGAGGCTTGTCACGTGGAACGTAGATATACAGAAAGTAACGGTTTTAGTTTTACAGGAAAGGAGCATGTTGAAAGTATTGAGGATATTGCATATATCTTCAAACAGCTTGAAACATCATCTGTCGAAAACTCGTTTCTGGTGTTGATAAAAGATGGAACCCCAACAGTCCTTCACCTCTCTATTGGCGCATACGCTACAACCTTAGCTCCTATCGAGCAAGCTATTGTGGCTGCTGATGCTATTAATCCAGATAAGGTGCTGTTTGTTCACAACCATCCAAGTGGAAACATATCTGCAAGTAAGCAAGATATGGATGTGCAAAAGAAGATGAAGGAAATCTTTGGAGGGAAAGTGATGCCAGCAATCATTATCAATACCACAAGTGGCAAATTTGGTATGTTCTCAGAAGACGGAAGGCTTGAAGATGGAAATATTCCTTTGCCTGATGAACATAATAATATCCCTATTAATGTATATCAGTTTAGTCAGCAGGTATTTGCAAAAGACTGGAACCCTGAGTTTGCTTTCAGAGCTGCAAGCCCAGAAAGTATTGCAGAGTATGTTAGTAGTCATCGTCTTGGCGAACACAAGAAAATGAGTCTTATTATCCTTGACCAAGCTGGTCATGTCACAGGAAATGTATTCCTTCCATGGACAAAGTTAACAGATGTAGATAGTCATAAGAATATTATGCAAATAATCTCTTATGTCAATCAGATGGGTGGTCGCTCTGCTATCTTATATGGAAATTATGAACTCGGAGAGGATACACGAGATACTAATAAATCTATCTTTAAGATTAAGACCGCATTTTCTAATAGCGCCTTACACCTCATGGATGTTATCAATATTGATGATAGCGCACTCGATAGAGGCGCCATGGAGGAAGACGTTGAATATGGCAAGCGCAATCTTGATGAAGAAAAATATCGAGAAGGCTATGGTTCATATACTAATAGCGAGTTGAGCTTTATCAATGACCCAGTTGCAAAGATGCTTGGTAAGAGCAACCGTGCGGAGGAAGCCCACAAGGCTTTTGCGGAAAGGGAACGCCAGCGCATGATAAGTCGTATAAGTGAACTTGCTGACAAGTTACATCTTAATAATATTGAAACCGTTACAGATAGTAACAGCTTGCAGGGAAAGAAAGCTAAGGCAAAAGGATTCTATTCTAAAAGTAGTGGAAAAATCACCATCGTTATCCCTAATCATGCAAGTGTAGAAGATGTAGAGAAGACTCTGTTACATGAGGCTGTAGCGCATTATGGGCTAAGGAAATTGTTTGGTGAACACTTCGAGACGTTCCTTGATAACGTTTATCAGAATGTTGAACCAGAAATAAGACGTATTATAACAAGGCAAGCGGCAAATAACAACTGGGATTTCCGTACAGCAACAGAAGAGTATCTTGCAGGACTGGCAGAACGAACAGACTTCGAGAGGGTTCATTATGCAATATGGAATAAGATAAAAAGTTTATTCCTAAAGATGTTACATAGTATCGGTTTTGAGGGCTGGTCAGCTACAGAATTAAGTGACAACGAACTTCGTTATTTGCTATGGCGTAGCTATGAAAATATGAAAGAGCCAGGTATATATCGCAGCATATTAGGTGAGGCAGAAGATGTAGTAAAGCAAAATGAGTTAAAGGTTGGAAACTATGATCAGCAGGACACTAATTCTTCTAATGTAGCTGAAAGTAAGACTGAGGCACAGAATACCTTATATCGTCAAGGTTCAATCGGCCAGTCAGCTTATGACATCTACGAGAATGCCGTAAAAGACAGCGGTACGCAGACAATGTTAGGAGCATTGGCACGTACTGTCTTTAGCAAAGATGCTCGCACAAGGTTTAAGAACAAGTTTGCCGAAAGCTATTTCGATTATAGCCGAAGTATTAAGCAATTACAAGACGCAATCGAAGATAGCTTAGGTGTTAAGTTGGATAGCTATGAGGACGTATGGCGCACGCTTAATGCAAAGGGTAGTGCAGATGCACAAGAAGTAAACCTTGCTATGTTACGTTATATTGCACCATTAGCCGAGCATATCGGATATATGATAAAAGGTAAGAGCCTTAATGGTGAAGCCTTAACGGTGGACGATGTAGAAAAGTATATGAATGCCGTTCATGGTATAGAACGAAACAAGCACATGCAAGAAGCAGTCTTTAGAGATAAGCTGATAAAGAAGCTAAAATCAGAAGGCTACAGTAACGATGAAAGCGAAGCTATAGCAGAAGCTGAGTTGGATAATATTCGCAAAGGCGATGGTAGCATGTATATGGACATATACGATAATGCACGCAAGGACTATTCGGGTTTGACAGCATTGTTTGGCGATGAAGTAGAAGAGGCAGACAATGTAGATGAGTTGGAAGCAGCAGCAACGCAATACGCTAACGACTTTGGAAAAACTGTCGGAATGGACAAAACTTTAGAGTTGTGGGATAAAGTTAGGGCACTCAACGACTTTTCATTACGTAAATCCTATTTGAGCGGCTTGATAAGCAAAGCACAATATGAAGGTGTGAAGCAGATGTATCAATATTACGTTCCACTTCGTGGTTGGCATGAGGGTGCGGCTGGCGACATCTATGAATACATCTCACGAGGTGAACGTACAGGAATGTTAGAAAGCGCACTTAAGGCCGCTAAAGGTCGTAAGAGTCGCGCAGGTAATATCTTAGGAACAATGGCAGCCATTGTAAACACAGCCATTGTACAAGGTAACAAAAATCTTGTCGCACAGAAGTTCCTAAACATGGCACTAAACTATGGTGAGAAGAGCGGGCTACTTATGGTAGGTAAGCAATGGTATGAAGAGAGTGCCAACGGAGAACTCATCCCCCTATTCCCAAATCTCCATGACGGTATGACGGTACAAGAACAACAAGACGAAATAGAACGTTTTGAGAAAGACATGGAAGAAAAGCGCAAGGCAGGAAGGGTCAGAGAGTTAAGGAAAGGCTTCAATAAGGAAGTAGGCTTGCGTATGCCGAAGTGGCAAGAGCAAGAACATTGTGTGCGAGTACTGCGCAACGGCAGGGAGCATCAGGTGTACATTCTTGGCAATCCAAGGGCAGCACAAGCTTTTAATGGGTTGCTAAATAAACAAGCAAAATCAGATATATTGAGAGATGGTTGGGCAGCATGGATGCGTACGAAAGCAACTATGCAAACAAGCCTTAGTCCAGAGTTTGTCTTTAGCAATTTCCAGCGTGATATCCTCACCGCAGGAACGGGAACATATATTAAGTTTGGCCGTAAGGCAGGAGTAGAGTTTGCTAAGAACCTTACAATGCTTAACCCTATGGCAGGAATGAGCGAGGGACGCACAGGCGGTATCTTCACCCTTATTCACCGCTATAATAACGGTACACTCGACAAGAGTAACGAAGTAGAACGCATGTTTGACGAGTTCGTTCGCAATGGTGGTATGACAGGCGTTAGTGTCATAGAGGGCAAAGACGAATATCAAAAATCCATTAATAGGGCAGTGAAGCGTATCAAGCAAGGTAAGTTAGACATGGGACGTCAAGCAATTCATGGTTTAGCCGATGCTATAGAATTTATGAATAGCGGTGTAGAGAACTCCACTCGCTTTGCAGCCTACATGGTAAGTCGAAAGACCTTAGGCAAGAGCGTGACAGAAAGTGTGTTTGACGCTAAGGAAGCCAGCGTGAACTTCAATATGAAAGGTAGTGGTGCTTGGCTAAATCTATGGATGCGTAGAAACATTATGTATGCCAACCCAGCTATTCAATCATTACGAATGTTAGGTACGTGGTATGAAGCAAGTCCCAAGCGTTTCATGGGAGTGTTATCCACAATCATAGCAACGAGTGTCACCATGGCAATGTTATGGGCAAGCATAGGTGCAGGCGATGGGGATGATGACAATGATTGGTATAAGCTCAGCGAATGGAATAGATACAACTATCTAAATGTTTGGACAGGTAATGGCTATGCACATTGGAGTTTGCCACAAGAGTTTAGGCCTGTATGGGCATTAGGACAAATAGTGTTTGATTGGCAGAGGGGCATGGTAAGTGAAGAGCGAGCAATCAATTCGATGATGACGCAGCTAAATAATCTTAGTCCGATGGCTTTCTTCTCAGGCGGTATGGATAGTAAAGACAGCTATTGGAAGACTGCCATACGTGCATGGACGCCAACTATCGCAGCTGACTTTGCAGACGCTTATGTATGGAATGAAAATTTCTTAGGACAGAAGATAACCAACCAAGAGGACTATAACATAGACTCTCCCGAATTTCAGCGAGCAGGTAAGAATACTCCTCACTGGGCAGTCTCTTTGAGCAAGCAGTGGAATAACGGTACAGGCGGAGCAGAGAATAGAAAGAGCTATTGGGACAGCCCAGCACTCAATCCAAGTGCACTATACTATCTTGCCCAGCAGCAGTTAGGCGGTTTAGGTACGATGGTAACCAAACTCAGTAAGGCATACGAACAATTGGAAGATCCCAATGGAGAGTTAGAAGCTAAGAACATACCGTTCGTATCGAAAGTTTGGGTTTCAACCGAAGACAAGCAATCCAAGAACCGTGTTACAGACGATAAGTTTTGGTTTATATACAACGACTGGAAGTTGATAGACAGTGAGATGAAGCACAATAAGTCAGACGTTGAAAAAGGCAAGATGAGTTTAACAGACCTTGCCGAGCGCATGAACGAACTGCAACAGAATGGCGACCATAAGCGATGGGCACGTCTGAGAGGCTACATGAAAGGCTATGACGAATTACGCAAGGCGCGCAATAATGGAGCAGACGTAGAAGAAGCTATGGATGAACTTAAGAAAGATGTTGTAAAAGAAGAAGAGAAAACACTAACGAGTAAATAGTTAAACTTATGATAGTGTAGGCATTGTTTATCTTTGCCTACACTATTAAATTGGATATTAATATGCATACTGTTACAAATAAAAGGGAGAAGCTTATACCGATGAGTCGTATTACTCCAAATACGAAAAACGAGGAAATGGATACGGTTGCTTTTCGTGCAAACAATTTTGAGAGGCGTAGGGCTTTTGATGTGCTCATGGAGGCTCAACACTATTGGAACGAAATGGAGCAGTTCCGAAAAGATAGACAGAGGAACAAGAGATACACCTACGGAGACCAATGGGACGATAAGATTTGCGTCGATGGCAAAACGATGACAGAGGAAGAGTACATCAAGCAGCAAGGTAACGTTCCGCTAAAGAACAATCTTATCCGAAGACTTGTTCGTAATGTACTTGGTGTATATCGTTCGCAATCGAAAGAGCCTACATGTGTAGCACGAGATAGAGATGAACAGAAACTTGGAGAAACAATGTCTACCATTCTGCAATGTAATATGCAACTCAACAGAATGAGCGAGGTATATGCACGAACAATGGAAGAGTTTTTAATCTCTGGCTTTATTGTACATCGTAAAAGTTATGGATGGCGTAACGGCAAGGAGGATTGTTGGACGGATTATGTGCAGCCCAATAACTTCTTTATCGATAACAATATGCGTGATTTTCGTGGTTGGGACGTTGGTTGCTTGGGAGAGGTTCACGATATTAGCTTTGGACAACTCTGTGAACAGTTTGCAGAGGCTCCTGAAGATTATCGTAAACTGAAGGACATATATAAATGGGCAGATAAAAAGGAATATATAGCGAGCTACGCAGAGAAGTTTGGCTATAGTAGACTTGATAATTTTGATTTCCTCTTCACCAGTGAGCCTGGAAGATGTCGTGTTATAGAAGTTTGGCGCAAGGAGCAGAAGCCGCGCTATCGTTGCCATGACTATCTTAATGGAGATATTTACAAAATAGACGAAGAAGATTATTACAAGGATGTTGTATCAGTAAACGAGCAGCGTATGCAAATGGCTGAGGCTTCAGGAATGCCAGCAGAAGAAGTCCCACTTATCAAAGCAACTTGGTTCATGGATGATTATTGGTACTTCTATTATCTTTCCCCATTTGGACATATCCTTAAAGAGGGAGAAACCCCTTTTGAACACGGAAGCCACCCTTATATATTCAAAGCTTATCCATTCATAGATGGTGAGATTCATTCGTTTGTCAGTGACGTAATAGACCAGCAGAGGTATACTAACCGACTCATTACGCTATATGATTGGATCATGCGAGCGAGTGCTAAGGGTGTCTTGTTGATGCCAGAAGACTGTTTACCTGATGGTGTTAGTATGGAAGATATTGCGGAAAGTTGGGCAGAATTTAATGGCGTTATAGTCTTTAAGCCGTCAAAGACAGGACAAATGCCACATCAAGTAGCGAACAACTCTACTAATATTGGTATTACCGAATTACTCAATTTACAGCTAAAGTTCTTTGAGGATATATCAGGTGTGAATGGAGCTTTGCAGGGTAAGCCTGGTTTCTCTGGACAAAGTGCGTCCATGTATAATCAGCAAGTTCAGAATTCTACAATGTCATTGCTTGATATGTTGGAGTGCTTCTCTTACTTTGTTATAGATGGAGCTTATAAGGATGTGAAGAATATACAGCAATTCTATGATGGGAAACGTGTGTTTAACATCGCAGGTAAGAGCGGTGCACAAATCGAATACGACCCTAAGAAAATTAGAGATGTTGAATTTGACTTGTCTATCACCGAAAGTACAACAACACCAGCATATCGTCAACTTGCTAATGATGTTCTTATGCAACTATGGCAAGCTCAAGCTATCAGTGTAGAACAACTACTTGAACATGGAGACTTCCCATTTGCAGATGATCTACTGCAAAGCCTACAATCTCAAAAAGAACAGATACAGCAAGGACAGTTACCTCAAGGTGTATCACCGCAGATTATGCAAAAAGCGCAACAAGGAGCTAATATGCAAGCTGTAGACCAACTGCATCAAGCGTTACAAGCTGCATAACAAAAGGCGTAGGATAATCCTACGCCTTTTGTCTATCTTTTCTTATTTACATTCTTTTGGATATTCTCTACCGCTAAAGGGTCATTGGTAAGAGTGGCAATGCCGTCAAGGCTTTGTTTTTGTCTTACGTTGTATCTTCCCATTGCACCAAGAGTAATACTGTTGCTTCTTCAATTCAATAACAGAGGCTGGCATTTCTGCTGTCCCATTTCTATATGGTGTTGCATAAAAGCACTCTCTTTCAAGGTCAGCAACAAAAGCCTTATTGGTGATATAGCCTTTGTGTTTTAGTCGACGGAAGTTAAATCTATCCATAACAAGGAGTGCTTTCTTTGTACCTGGCGCAGGCATAACGTAATAACGTTCACCAGTTCTCTCATGTGCCTCATTCGCCTTTCTTACCGCTTCACGATAGCGAAGATAAGCTTTCAATTTTTTAAAAACATTCATCATCTTATTATATATTAAATTAAACTTATATTGTTGCAGCTGATACTGCTTTTTTCTTCTTGGGGACACGCATATTGACACGCACCACAATAGTTGGTATAGGCATTTCAAAGAAACATATATGAAGACCAATAGCACGTGTCATTAACAAATCATCATGCTTACCAGTAATAGCACCAAAGGCTCCATTCTGCTTTTTCTCATAAACCACATATTCATCTAAACAGCGTTCGTCACGTTCTGTGTACAAATGTTCACGTATAACCTTTATCAAAGTTGATATGATCATTGGCTTAGTTGCAACATTGGTGTGGAAACCATACTTACGAGGCAGACCTTCCCTAATCTCGTCTTCTGTTTGTTTACGTGCATAGAGGTTGGGGTAAACATCTTTAATCTGGTTAAGAATAAAGTGCGATAAATCTCCGTCCACTTGTCTTTCCTTGTCATGTGTCTCAAGTGTGTTACTCTCAATAACAAGTAAGGAGTTATCATAGAATGCTGCTATTTGTGCAGCTTTCCAAGCAAGTATATCCATGTCAATGTGTCCGTACCATTGCGCAACTACTTCTGGTCTATCTCCATCTAACATAAACAGACGGTCAATTACTAATATAACAGACCAGTCGGCTTTTTTCGAACGCCCACCAATATCAACTATTGTAAGATACCTATTTGTAACAATCTCTTTGTCATCAATCTCTGGCAAATCCCAAATCCATAGTAACCCTTGCGTGTCTTTCGCAAAGCGAAGATTTTTGAGTGCATCTTTACCAGAGTCACCATCTGCATAAACATCTCCAATATACTTAGGTGGTTTGCATGATGCTCTGAACTCATCAACTTTATACTTATCGAAGACACGTTCACCCGAATGTACAAAAGCCTCAACATCATCAGATGGATATTCAGATGCCATTGGGGCATGTTCATTATATTTAGCACGCTCTTGTACATACCAGTTAATTGCTTCTAACGTTGCGCCCTGCTCCCACAACCACCACAGGTACTTTCCACTTTCAGCACGTGCCGATGAAGCACTACCATTGTTACGATTCTTCCATAGCCATATAGCAAAATCTGCTTTTTCGTTTTCATTCTCAAAAGATAGCGAGTACTGCTCGATGTCAAACCAAGAAACAAACATTGCTTCAAACTGTGAAGTTCCACGTTTTGCCGCATCATATTCTCGCTGAAAGAAGTTTCCTGTACCGTTTGCTGTACTCTCGTAAACAATCATCGTATACGGCTTCAATAAGATTCCAGAGCAAGCTGAGCGTACAATATCCTCAGGCTTCTTCCCATCTGTAGTTTTCCATAGTCCCACCTCGGAAAGATGTACTAAATTGTAATCTCCACCACGGCAAGAGTCTGGTCGTTCAGCAGTACCAATTTTTATCTTGCAGTTACGTTGTGGTACACGATGAATAGAACCAGAGTGTCCTACACCTACTAATTTAGACTCATTTTCATTGTAGGTTTCACCCAGTTTATAAAGCATAGATATAGGATAAGCTTTAATCATACGGTCAAACATATCCTTGATTTCATCAGAACCAGCACCTTGGTGAGCAATGATTAGCGAGTTAAGACCTACCTTGTGAATGAGCTGAAGCCATGCCATATATAGCTGAGATGTTGTAGAACCTCCCCATTGTCGTGCCTTTAGTAGAACTATTCGTATGGGCTTGTTGGCTTTGCGTAACTTTTCAAGTCGCTCAACAAACTTCCTTTGAGGGCGTGTGAGTCGAAATAATACATCGTCTCCACCACCTTTGTTTTTGATGTAAACATACAATGCTGCCCAAAAAGCAAAGTCATAGCGACACCTTAATCGTACAAATTGCTCTATAACTTTAAGACGATCTTCCTCAGAATATTCTACTTCTAATTCTTCTGTTAGGAATTTTATAATACTTCCACACTTGATTAATAGTTTTACCAATGGAATGCTAAGCATTTCAACAGGAATACATTGTGTTTCTAATGGGAAACCATCTATACGTACTTCAACACGTTCTCCAATAGACCCTATACCACTGATAGGGTCAAACTTCTGATAAACGTCAGCATTACGTTTGTCATTCTCTTTTAATATTTCGATTATTTTTTTCTGCATATTACAATCGGATAGTTAAGAAGAGATGATAATATGCCACATAAATAGCAATACAGATGGAGCCAGCTATTTGTGTATGGGAATACAAAACCGACAATAAGATAGAAGACCATCCATGCTTGATAGTACAATTTCCTACGCACTTCTAACGAAATAGAACCGAAGAGAAAAAAAACAATTCCAGATAGTCCCACAGTTGGTAACGTAGAAATAGGTAAGACCCGAGAAAGTGTTTCTATAGGGAATGTTACGGCAATAATATACGCAAGTATTAGCCTTTGTAATCTGATATTGTAGATAAAAACTAAACTGATAAGGCACCAAGCGTTAAGGGTAGCGTGTATGATACCCGAATGAAAGAAAGGGTAGAGAACTCTCCCCACCCATGAACCTCCTGCATAGATGCCAACCTTGTGCAAGTCAGAAAGCTTCAATAAGGATAAAGCTATTACTATCACTGCTAAAAGCAATGACGTAACCTTTTCTTTCTTTCTTCGTATCTTTTCTTTCTCTCTTTGCATATCATAATTCTAATACTGCCAGCACTTAAATAGAATTTAGGGGCAGGCTGTGCTACAACTATCTCACAACACTTATTAATCGACCAATGAGGGTTCTTTGTCTTAAGTTCAATAACACGTTTGTGTATTTCATGAAACATTTCACGTTTTAGTGGGCGCATCTTATAATAAGGGTGTTTACCTTTTATAATTGCCATTACTATTTTACTTGCCCAAATTTCTGATACCCAAAACCTCCGTGAAGGCATATTGGATATCTGTTCGCAAATGTGTGGAATACTGATATATTCGCATGAAGATATATGCTCATCATATAGCCTCATTATATCGTTCATGCGCTCTTCAGCATACTCCATAGTGGAACCTCGATGTTTCATAACGGTTTTATCTATGTTCCAAAGTTACAAAAAAGAACGTAAAAACTTAAACGATTTATATAATAATTGTATCCTATTTTTGCATTAAAACAACCATCATAAATTTAGAGATATAAGATTATGGCTGAAAATCCAACAGTTAAGAGTAATCGTGATAAGTTTAGAGAAAGGATGAGTAAGAAGTATCCTGATCATAACTTTGACGATGAAGAGGCTTTATATGGTCAAATCGGGGACGACTACGATGGATACGAAAAGGAAATTAATGGCTATAAGGAGCGTGAAAAGGCTTTCTCAGACCTTTTTACAAGTGACCCTCGCAGTGCTTCTTTCCTCACCAACTGGCGTAAGGGTGGCAACCCTGCCATAGAATTGGTACGTATGTTCGGAGACGATTTTGTAGAAGAACTGAAAGACCCTGATAAGCAGGAAGAACTTGCAAAAGCAAGTCAAGAGTATGCAGAACGTGTTGCCAAAGAGAAAGATTTTGACGAGCAGTATCAAAAGAATATTGCTGAAACGCTTTCCACTATCAAGGCGATTCAAGATGAAAAGGGATGGAGTGACGAGCAGGTCGACGAGATAATGGAATTCCTTGTTAACATCATGAAAGATGGAATTCTTGGTAAGTTCTCACGTGAGAGTATTGAAATGGCTTCAAAGGCTATCAATCACGATGCTAATGTTGAGGAAGCTGCACATGAAGGCGAAGTTCGAGGACGTAATGCAAAGATTGATGAGAAACTTCGCAAAAAGTCCCACAATGATGGTACTGCTAATCTCAGTGGTAAGAACGGAGGTAGCGGCTCTAAACGACAATTACCAGACCTTGGTGCTATCAGTCGCTACGATGGTAACCAGTCTATTTGGGAGCGTGGTGGCGAGAAACGTACAGCCTACAAATAAGTACAATTTTTACTATTAATAATTCAAAACAAAAGAAGAATGAAGAAAATTAAGAAAAGTTCGAGTTTTCTCTGTCGCATTATGCTAACATTGTTGGCTATTGTGATGGGAGCGTCAAACGGCGTGCTGATGGCTAATGCCTCCGCACTTCCAGATGCTGGAAAAACAAATGCAGGAGCAGAGGGCACTGGTGGCACTGATGGTATTGCAACAGAAACACAGGGACGTACAGATGGTGACGAAAACTTCTACATGAGTGACGTAGACCAGCGTATCATTAAGATTCGCCCTATGGCTACGCCAGTAGACCAGATTAGCCGCTTTGCAAAATCAAGTTCTTGTGACTCATTTGTGGTGAAGTATTATTCTGTTGGAACACGTGAAATTAAGTGTACTACTACAAAGAAGGTTGAGGCTATGACCACTGGTGCCAGCACATCACTTCCTGTGAGCGACACCAATATGTTTACACTCGACGATACTATCCGTGTAGTTGGTGTTAAGGGTGTGACAGACCCTAATACAGGTAAGGCATATACAGGTAGTAATATTCCTGACCTTGTGCTGTGTGTATGTGGTAAGGATGCTTCTACAAATGTACCTACAGTATATGCTGTAAATGGCTCTATGGATAACACCTCTAAGCAGCCTATCTTTGTCCCAGAGATTAAGAGTGGTGCTACGCTTGTAAGAATGGGTAAGGCTTGTGGAGAGTTGGATGTTCAGACTGGACGTTTCAATAATATTCCAATGCCAGAGACTCAGTACTGTCAGAACTTCATGATTCAAGTAGAACAGTCAACCTTTGAGAAGATTGCGTCAAAGGAGGTGAACTGGAACTTCTCTGATTTGGAAGAGGATGGTATCTACGACATGCGTCTTGCAATGGAGAACTCTTACCTATTTGGTGTTAAGAATGTTATCAAGCATATCGCTAAGGAGGGCATGAATACTTGGTTCACTGGTGGTATCTGGTGGATGGCAGGAAAGGATATCGAGGTTGGAAAGTGGGATGCAGCAAAGAATTGTGCAGTTATTTCAGATGAAGACCTCGTCGATATCACCAAGGATTTGTTTGTTGGTACTGGTATTGGAAACAAACGTAAGATTCTCCTCTGTGGTTCAGACATGCTTTCTGCATTCTCTAAGATTAAGAGTGACAAGTTCCGTCTGAAGGACACCGTTGAGGTTTGGAACTTGAAGTTTAAGTCATGGGATACAGACTTTGGAGAGGTTCTTACAGTTCATCATGAGTTGTTTGATGTTAATGGTATGAGTGATTGTGGCTTCGCTCTTGATCCAGAATATTTGTCTAAGAAAACACACATCTCTTGGGGTCGTAATATTCTTGACTTAAAGAAAGCAGGCATTCGTAACACCGACGCGGTAGTTATCCAGGAGGTCAGTTGTCTATACTTGCGCTATGCTAAAGCACATGCACGTATGAAGCTTGCACACGCCTAACACCAAATAACAATTAATAACACTAAGGGGTGGGATTCTCGTACATCCCATCCCTTTTTATTTATAAAGACATGACAAAGCATTATATATCAGATTCGCATATTGCGATAAATGTTACTCTTGATGGTGGAGAAAGCATGCATTTATCTTTTATAGCACTATCAAATGGCGGCAGCGTCTTTTCAACTGATAGTGAAGAATTGCAGAATGCTATCGAGCGACACTATCGTTTTGGAGATTTATTCACCCTTGACCATATTGAGGAATCTAAGAATACATCAGAGACCGCTAAAGAAGAGTATACCTCTGTTAAAGAGAGTGAGGACGGCAATATCCATAAGATTACAGTGAACGACTTGGGAGAAGCCAAGAACTATCTCGCAGACACATTGGGTATTAGTCGCACGTCACTCCGTAGCCTTAAGACTATCCTCGAAGTAGCAAAGGCTAATAACATTGAATTCGAGGGTTTGGATAAGTAACAGCTCTATACAATGAAAGTATATCGTCTTGATGAAATAGCAAAAGATGTTCGCATAGCAATAGACCAAAATATGTCCAGTGACACACTGATAGGCTTTGATGATGTGGATACTCTTTCCTTAAACGATATCATCAAATCAAAGGTTACAGACGCGGTAAAAAGAATACATAGCACGGCACCTGCATACCTACTTGATGGAGGTAATAACTTTGGAGACGCGATTTATTGGAAGGAGCTTGAAAGTGGTTGGTGTCTGCTTCCTGAGAACTTCATGCGTCTTGTAGTATTCCAAATGGATGATTGGGAGCGTGCTGTATATCATGCTATCAGTGAGGACGATGCAGAATACAAAAAGCAAAGTAGCCGCTTTAAGGGCATACGTGGTACTCCTCAGAAGCCAGTATGTGCAATCGCTATTCGTCCAGAAGGTAAGGCTTTGGAATTTTATTCTTGCAAGAGTGAGAACGCTATGGTTAGTAGAGCAGTCTATCTTCCTTATCCTGTAATTGATGAAGATGATGGTATCGAGATTTGCGAACGCTGCTACCAAGCTGTAGTTTACACAATAGCATCATTAGTATTAACAACTTATGGCAATGCTGATTTAAGCAAGGCGTTGTCAGATTTAACAAAATCAGCATTAATATGAGTTCTGTAAAGACAACGCAATTAGACGGTGACGTATCAGTAGGTCGTAATACTTCCATAGGTGGCAATGCTACTGTTCAAGGGAATACTCATATAAAAGGCAATTGTAAGGTAGATGGGTGGCTTGAGGCTAAGAATGTCAAGTCAGCCAACAAGGGTCTTTTTACCACAGTCGAAAAACTTCGTGAGGCATACCCTCGTCCGCATGATGGGTGGTGGGCAATCGTAGGGCGCAGTTTGCCTGCACCTATCTATGTAGCAGATGGAGGCGCATGGGTAGCAACAGGAGAGAATGGCGGAAACCCTACAGTGGATAGTGAACAATATAATAGCAACATATCTGAATTGCAGGGTGACCTTAATGCTACGAAGACCGATGTTAAGGGTATCAAAGATGATGTAAAGGCACTCAAAACACAAGTCACAACACAAGGCGACAGTGTGAACCAAACTCGCACAGCCGTAGAGACAGCACAGCAGACTGCCGAGAATGCAAAGAAAGCGGCATCTGATGTGAATGCTGAATTAACCACTATAAAAGACTCGAAAGGCAAGGCAAATGGTATTGCGCCTTTAGATGAAGATGGCAAAGTACCAGCTGCTCATTTGCCGAGTTATGTTGATGATGTCATAGAGTTTGATGGTTGCATGGACAACCTTACTGCACAACAGCAGGGCATAGACATGTTATCAACAGACGAGCATGCAAAGGTAATCTATAATCGCACTGATAATGTTTTTGTATTAGCAGTAAAAACACAAGAGAACGAAGCCACTATCTATTATGGTTCTTGGGTAGACCAAGAAAAGTATGGCGTTTCTTCAAGAAATGGATTTGCACCAATAAGTGGTAAAGTGTATATCGATTCGTCGGACAATACTACATATCGATGGAGCGGAACAAAATTAGTCCCTATTGGTTCAGACCTCTCATTGGGCTACACAGCAGGGACGGCTTTCCCTGGTAATGAAGGTGCGGAACTAAAACAGAACCTTGCCAATTCGCAAAGAGATATTGAAGCATTACAGAACGATGGAAAGACAGCCGTTGCTCGTAGCGTTGTGAATGTCAACAAGCTATTAGGTATGGAGAACAGAGATATGACATTCTCTGTTGCTTTGGAAAAGATTAGCGAGTACAAGGATAAAGAGAAGATAATGATTCCTGGTATTGTCCTCACATTCAACACGCCTAATAATGGTTGGGTTTCTAAGCAGTGGGTCAATACAGAGAGTTGGAACAAAGAGGGTAACTGGAAAGATTTTGGTGCAAACGGTACTAACATCGGTAACACGCTTAATGTTAACTCTCTTTGCCCTGATGTTGAATATACATTGAGTACGGCTATCAAGGCAGTCCAAGATTTGGAGCAAGCAAGCGGTTTCACCTATTTCAGAAGTGGAGCGGTACTTACTTTCAAGACAGCTGAGAAAGATAGCAACGGAGCGCACGTATGGGCAGCTTTCCAATTTACTCGTGAAGTACCAGACATTAATCCTGCAGATTTAAAACCATGGGTTGCCTTTGGAGGTGGTGGCACAGCAAAGGTTGAGTTAACAGGTACACCAAGGAACAATGAAGAGAAAGCCTTTTCAAGTGCAGGTGCATACAAACATATTCCAACCAATCTAAAGGTTAACACAGAAACCGAGGGCGTTGTAAAACTACAGATGACGAATGAAGCAGGAGAAAGTATAGGTGACGAACAGCAATTCGTTGTCGGTACTGGCTCATCTGTGGGTGGTACAACCATAGCTATTGCATTCAAGGAGAATCCTTTGTATGGTAAAGCTGGTGGATTATTCAACGTACATGCTTCCATCTTGAGTGTTACAAAGGCAGGAAACCAAGAAACAAGCAATAGTATTACAAACGTGCAGTTTGTAGACCGTACCACGAAGAAAGTCGTTGCAACATTCGACACAAAGAAACCATCCTCTTCAACTTTGGAAGACTATAGCTTTGTTTTTGATTTGAGTTCACTTTATGTAAATGCAGGACAAGGCAGCTTGCAGATGGTAGTTGTAGACGATAGTGGTAACACTGCAAGCAAAAACCTTTCTGTAGTAGCCGTAGATGTCACTTGCGTGAGTGTGCAGACTCTACACTACACCAAAGACACAAGTCTTGAAGTGGGAGGAAATGCCAAGAACATATTGATGTATTCTTTCCCAAAGAATAGTAGCGATAAAGGTATCCGTACGACTATTGAATTATTCAGAGACGGCACATGGCAGCCATTAGAAACTACTGTTATTACAGATACGTATTCACATTCTGTAAGAATAGACCCAACAGGATTAGCGCATGGTGCTTATCCTATCCGCATACAAGGTCAAGATGTTGCGTCTGGTGTGAAAGGTAATATCTTGCATACTGCCGTTATGGTCATTCAGCAGGATAGTAGCCTTGATGACTACGACAAGCCTATTGTTGTAGCACGTTGGAGTGATGACAGCGAGGGGAAGAAGAAACTGTATGCTACAGTCATTTTTGACGTGGCAGTTTATCAGCGTAGCACATCACGCCCAGAAGCTGTTGTTTCACTTACCAATGAGACAACAAACAAGACTGAGACAATCACACGACAGGTGATGGCACGTGATACTACACAGGTGATAAACAGACGTCTTATCGGTTACCACGATGGAGATAACCTGCTCTTTGGCGTTAATAGCGGTGATGCTACATTAAAAGAATCGTATAAGGTTACGATTAGCGGTACGTTACTTCCTATCAGTGAAACCGAAGGTGCTGTACTAAAATTCAGTATGGCAGAGCGTAGTAATGCTGACAGTGATAAAACGATAAAGACTATTACGTTAGATGGGCAGCCTGTAAGTATTAATGTAAATGGTGCGAACTACACAACTAATGGCTTTGTAAAAGATAGCTTCGGTACAAGCGATTATGGCACAGCTGGTGACAAAGGGCGTATGGCATTACGTATTGCAGAAGATGTAACAGCAGAGTGTACTTATCAACCTTTTGCTTCGAACGCTATCGAGACGAACGGTTTGGCATTCTCATTCACCGTCATGACTAAGAATGTTGCAGACCGCAACGCACACCTTATTAAATGTATGGGTGAGAAATTGGGCTTTGTTCTGACAGGTGAAGAGCTCATCGTTGCTACTAACGGCTCTCTTACAGATGCCGCAACGACAGCACTTGTGCCATACGTCAATGATAAACCAACACGCTTCGATATCGTGTTTGAGCCATCTACGATTGCACCATACGGAGGCATTGGTGTTATCAAGGTGTTCTTAAATGGCGATGAGGCTGGTGCTGTAGCATATAAAGCAGGTGAGTTAGCAAATCATAACTCAACTATCCATTTCGATGGACACAAGGCAGATGTGTATCTCTACGAGTTAACAGCATGGAATACTTACTACAACTATATTCAAGCATGCTATAACTATCTTGTTGGCTTGACAGATACCACAGCGATGATTGGGGAGTATGAGCAAAACAACGTTATGGCAAGTATTACCGCAGAGGGAACAACTAAAGACCGTCCAACAATGCAGAAGTGTCTTGATGCAGGTCTGATGGTATGTGCTATCTGTAAGAATCCAGATGCAGAAGACATTGCAGCAAACTATCCTGACTATCTTGAAACGAAAGATGGTGACAAGAAGACGAAGCAGATAGTTGACTGGTACTGCTATTTCCCAGACCGCCCTTGGCAGAACTGCAAGATAATCGGTATCACGCAGACCAATCAAGGAACAACCTCTTCATGGCGACCTATCAAGAATAAGAAAGGTAAGATGAAGAAAGCCATTGTCACCTTATTGCATACACGTGAAGAGATTCAGACTATGTTCCCTGGCAATGCTGACGCACTTACCAAGTATGATAAGTGTGTAAAGATGGCTGCCAAGAACCGCATACAAGTTGTAGATGGTGGAAACTTCACTAACATCATCTGTATTAAGGTGGACTACTCTGATAGCTGCGGTGCACACAATGGTGCTATGATGGAGTTGATGAATGAGACCCAAATAGCACTGGGTGAAAAGTACATGACACCAGCGCAGGTGTACAATGAGGGTGAGTATGAGATACACACCAGCATTGATAGCGTCCCATGCGCTTTGTTCCGTACCGATAGCCGAATGAACCACAGCGATGCCGAGAACCCCACCAAGGCATATTTCCATGCTAAGGCTAACTTCAATGCAGACAAGGGTGATGCCGACTTCTTTGGCTTTAAGGGGGTTAACGGATATAGTAAGAAGTGCCTCAACTATGGTGACTTTACAGAACTCGTAGCAGCACAGAATCAAACACTAACAGCTTTCAAGTCGCAAGTATTAGCAGACACCACTCAATTAATTGCGGGAAATATCTATGTTCTTAGTGAGTATTGTGGCAATGAGCATATTGTGATTGAGAATGATGGTAAGGGTGCTATGCGAGAGGTTCAGCCTGTAGAAAAGCCTGTTTCTGTTGACAAAACGCTTGCAGAAGTTCTTGCAGACGATGCTAAGAACTACACTTGGCAGAACGTGTACAAGACCAGTGATGATCACTATGTACAGTATCAAGGTGGTAACTGGATAGACACTACTGGCAGTATGACCTTTAACAAGGCTACTAAGAAGTGGAGTGTTACAGGACAAGTTGTAAATCCAACAGAGTGCTACGAATACTTAAAGTATGATAGCCTATGTTGGGGGCAGGGCGTGAATAGTCTTGATGACATGATGCGTATTGACCCTGCAACAGGAGCACCAATCTGGATGAGTTATTATGAAACTCGATATCCTGATGATGACAATCTTGAAGAGCTTTACAAAGCAGGCAAGAAAGTTCCTTATAACCTTTATAAGTGGCTTGTGTTCTCACAGCAATGCAACCAACATCAGACAGAAGCAAATGGGAACATTACACTTGGTGGTGTATCAGTACCAGGAACAAAGGCAAATCGTCTAAAGAAATGGCAGCAAGAAGTGCATAAGTACGCCAATCCATATTCTTTGTGTTGTTATACGATTGCGTCCGATTACAAGGCAGCAGTAGACCAGCGTAGTAAGAATATGATGATTGCCTTCTATTTGGAGCCAGATGGAACGATACGAGCCTACTTTAATCATTGGTACGATGGCGACTGTGTAGACCGTAGTGATAATGATTGCGGTCTTACAATTCCTTGGGATATGGATGCCGTTACTTCACATCTATACCAAGGGTGGGATAGTGTAACATTCGTACAGACGTATGCAGCACCAAACTTATGGGTAGACGATAGTGGCACAACAACCATCACACTACATGAAGTGGCAGCTGCTATGCGTAAGACAGAACGCAATAGTAGAAAGGTATTCAGCGCTGACGGCTGCTATTACTATTGGATTACAAAGCGTTTGTCACGTTGGGCAAAGGTCATCAGTTCTTTCGATGGCGAGCGTAAGTATATTCAGAACTCTACAGCAGCAGCCAACTATTTCTACGCACTTCACGGCTTGCGTTTGGAAGACTTACCAGACTACCAGCGTAAACGCTTTAAGTTGCGTGACGGCTATTATCAGGTGGGCGACCTATATACGGCACCATTCAAAGCACGTATGATGGGAGAAATCTCCATTAAGATAACAGCAGCGCAAGATGGTTTCTTTGGCTTAGGAGAAGACCGTGCAGATACTGTTACCGATAGCTGTTACCTAAGAGCAGGCGAGACTTACACATTAAGAGCCAATGCAGCACAGGAGAGTGGCAAGATGGTGTATGTCTTCGGTGCTGACAAATTGTCGGTGCTTGATATTTCGGCTTGTACTCCAAAGCAAGAGGGCTTCGATATCAGCACTTGCACACTATTGGAAGAATTGATTGTTGGTGGAGAAAGCTATACACCTGCCTACACAACAGGTGTTCTGACTTCTCTTAATCTTCCTGCAATGCCATTCTTAAAGAAGATTGACATACAACACACCAAGGTGCTTAGCGTGCGAGCAGAAAACTGTCCACGTTTAAGGACATTCCTTGCTAAAGGTAGTACGTTAAGAGCATTCACTCCTGCAGAGGCTTGTCCATTGGAAGTAGCACAGTTCCCTGCAAGCATGACAGACATTGTGTTTGTAGGTTTGACAAAAGCCGCTTATCCTAATGGAGGTTTGACATACGAGGGTTTGAGTAATGTGAGCAGCGTGCGTATACGTAGATGTCCGAATATAGACCCAGTAAGAATATTGGAAGATACAGTTGCCGCTGGTGCTACTGTTAGTACCATTTCTATAAAGGATGTTGAGTGCTCAAAGAAAGATACCGTACTATCTGCAATGAAAGAAATGGGTACACGTGGTATTAACTCAGAACACACTAACATCTGTGATGGTTTAAGTGGTACATGGGTACTCACGAAGTATATTGAAGATAGTAAGCTCGCAGCTTTGAAAGAGTATTACCCAAACTTGACGATACATCAGTCGCAATACTCACTGATAGTCTTTGATGATACTATTGATGACCCTGCTAATATTAGCAACCTTGACAATGAGACAGGTCAGATGTTCTCTAATGACTTTGTACCAAGTGCGCACGTAGCTAAGATTAGACAGCAACTTATACCAGTTAAGGGAAAACTTAACACAGAGAGGAATGTGTGGGAGGGCGTTAAGGTATCAGAAACGAATTATCACAACCTTGCTAATGGAGTTGAATTTGATTACACTGATAAGGCTGCCGACGGCTTTGACGTGATGATGCGTTGCCCTGCAATGTGGTATAAAGGTATCAATGACTTCAAAAACCAGAAGAAATATATCGCATGGAGTAGCCTGACTACTGAGCCATTATCTACTGCTAAGCGTGTCACACGAAAGAAACTGAAGGATATAATCCTAAAGGCTAATACAGGTGTGATGTCTGAAAAAATCAGATTAAACGAAAGTACGTTGGATAGTGCTGGTGTTCTTGCAGAGGTATCAAATGTAGACGTTTACAAAATTGATGTTGCAGGAATGAAGCAGGTTAGATGGCCAGGTATGAATAATGCCACAGTAGGAGCATGTTTCCTAAATACAGCAGGCACTATCATATCGAAATACAATCTTGCAATAGGCAATACCGCCTTTGACTTCATCGATGGAGACTATGTCTTTATAGATGTGCCACAAGGTGCTAATGAGTTTGTATTCTCGTCAAGTAATGTGAACTCTGAATTGGAGGCTATTGCAGTAGACAGTGCAGAGATAGAAGCCATTGAGCCTGATTGGGTACGCAATGAACCATGGCTATTGGGTGTCTATCAAGCATCAGTAGATAGTCTACTTAGACTGCGTTCTGTGTCTGGAGCAACAGTGCAGAGAGGTAGTAATAACAATCGCACATCTTCTGAATGGCTATACGACGAGGAGGGTTACGCAACTAACACACCTGTTCGTAAGATGGAGTTTACCTATAAAGACTTCCAAAATCTTGCACACCGCAGAGGTAATGGATATCAGATGATAGACTATGATATGTCTAAGCTGATGGCTGTTCTCTGGTTCTCATTGTCAGGTACACGTGATTCACAGTTGGTTTGTGGTTATGGCAATGGCAGTAGTGACGTTACAGGCTATCGTGATGATATTGGCAACACTGACAGTAGACGTGAAGATAGCAGAGGAACAAAGTGTTTAGGCGTTGAGAGTTTCTTTGGTGTCTATTACGAGTGGGAAGATAATGTTGCCGTGAACATACCGTCTTATCGTCAGTATATGAAAGACAAGACTGTAGAGGTTAACACTTATCCGACAGACGCTATATGGCATATCTACGACCCTGTCAGCAAGACAGAACGCCTTGTGCAGGGGACTAAAGATAATGGTTACTGTATAGCACGTGTAAGACATGGACGCTATTGTGACATCATTGCTTCAAGAGCAAGCTCTGATAATAGCAGATGGGCATCTAATTATGCAGATGGGCAATGGTATAATCATGCAAGGAGCCGTGTTGTCGGGCGTTCGGGTAGCAGTGCGAATGCGCATGGCGGTCTCGTCTTTGCGGGTGCGGATAACGCATCATCGCGGTCGGGCTCGTACATCGGTTCTCGGCTTGCCTTCCGTGGAAAAGTTGAGATAAACGAATAAAGCGTAAAAGCGCAAAGCGTCGGTGGGCGAAAATCCGCCACGCTTTGCGCTTCAATAAATCAAGGTAGAGGATTCCGAAAGCCGTGTTGTCGGGCGTTCGAATAACAGTGCGAATGCGAATGGCGGTCTCGTCTTTGCGAATGCGAATAACGCATCATCGCAGTCGAACTCGAACATCGGTTCTCGGCTTGCAAACAGAAAGATATATTATATCGCTCCAACAGCATATTGTCATGTGATGACAAATAGTAGTAAGCGAAGAATCCGAGCCTCAGCAAAAGCACCTTTTAAAGGTTGGAAAGCTGAAACATAACAATGCAGGTAGAGATTGGTAGGTTAGTTCTCGAACATCTTAGACCTGGGAAACTGAAGGTAAATAAATGAAGCGTGACGGATATATCATAGAGGAGATAATAGAACGAGCTAATTTAGAAAGCTCGTTTGATACTGTTGTGCATGGAGTAAAGAGAAAGGAACTCAAAGAGGGCAAATGGCTTCTTGCACACAGAGAATCTTTCCTTGATGATGTAGCAAAGGAGATAGCCTCTGGACACGTCAATGTAAGCAACTATCACGAGAAGCATATACACGAAGGTAATAAGTGGAGAGACATACAGGTCTTTAATATGCGTACACGCATAAAAATAAATGCTGTGATGAGTGTCGTTGATAAACATCTACATCGTAGATATATCAGAACGACAGCAGCATCTATCAAACGACGTGGTATGCACGACCTTAAAACCTATATAGAAAAGGATATACAGCTTTATCCAAAGGAAATGAAGTATGTCTATAAGTTTGATATTAAAAAGTTCTATCCTACGATACAACAAGACTTCGTGATGTATTGTATCAGACGAGTGTTTAAGGACAAACGTCTCATTAGTATCTTAGAGGGCTTTGTCAGACTACTTCCTAATGGTTTAAGTATGGGGCTTCGTTCATCACAAGGGCTTGCAAATCTTTTGCTTTCTTTGTATCTGGACCACTACCTAAAAGACCGCTATGGTATTAAGCATTTCTATCGCTATTGTGATGATGGTGTTATTGCTGCAGGTAGCAAGCGGTACTTATGGGAATGTAGGAAGATAGTACATGAAAGAATGGAGGCTATCGGGCAGACTATCAAATCTAACGATAGTATCTTTCCTATTACAGAGGGACTTGATTTCCTTGGTTACGTTATTTATCCAACCCATGTTCGTTTGCGCAAACGAGTAAAACAGCATCTCGCACGCAAACTACATAAGGTAAAAAGCCGTAAGCGTAGGCAACAAATCGTTGGTTCGCTTTATGGCTTGTGCAAACATTGTAATAGCAAAAACCTATTAAACACATTATTAACAACACGAGAGATGAGAAAATTTTCAGAGATGGGAGTAACCTATACTCCTGAAGATGGAAAGAAAAGATTCCAAGGTAAGACCGTACGCCTTGCAGATATTGTAAACAGTCCCATAGAGGTACACGATTATGAAAAAGACGTGGTAACTAAGCATGGCGACCACCGCTATCTTATCTCATTTAGAGACAAAGCAACACGTGAGTTCAGTAAGTTCTTTACCAACTCCGAGGAGTTAAAATCTATACTCGACCAAGTCGCAAAGATGAAAGACGGTTTTCCATTCGAAACTATGATCAGAAGCGAAGCATTTGATGGAAATAAATTCAAATATAAATTCACTTAAAACATACATCTATGAATACAGATTTTTTTAAGGTATACGGAACCAAGAAACGTAACGACAGTTTGTTACGTCTATCCGATGACCACTACGTGCTGTTCTATGACTTTGACAAAGACAAGGACAGCGACGAAAGCGGTTACTGCTGGCGTAAGGATTATGGACATAAGCCAACAGAAGAAGAACTAAAGGGCGATATAGCCACACATGTCAATAAACTGATTGATGAAAAGATACTCACAGGATTTACCTACGAAGGAAGCCTTGTGTATCTATCTGCAGAAAATCAGTTTAACTACAAAGCAGCTTTCGACTTGTGTATGCTTACAGATGGAAGCAATCTGCCTGTAACGTTTAAGTTCGGACAAGAGAACGACCCTAAGTATCGTCAGTTTAGCACAAAGGAGGACCTGAAAGAATTTTATTTATCTGCCATTTCGTTTGTAACTAATACGCTTGCAGAGGGATGGAAAGAAAAGGATATGATTTATAAAAAGGATATGCAGTCATGGTTTACTTAATCATCTTATCTGTAGTACTTTCAGTTGCAATGGCAATAGTAGCAGCTAAGAAAGCAAAGGAGTTACCAGATAGCGTGAGTAGTTTCAGCTATTATGTAGGTGATGTTCGCTTTTCTTTGTGGGCAACAATGACGGCAGCAATCTTGTTATTCTCTTCTCTTCATACCTTACCGCCTAAGTATGCTTATATTGCAGGAATGATGAGTGTAGGTTTATTGATGGTAGCCGCTTCACCTTGCTATCGGACTGAAAACAAGGTACTACATTATGTAGGAGGTTATCTCTTTGGAATGGCAAGTCAGATAGTAGTAGCATTACTCATACCGTGGTTACTCATATCGTGGATATTGTTCCCACTTGTCTTTATTCATAAGAGTTGGAAAGAGAATGCTACATTTATTGCAGAAGGGATATGTTACATCACTTTAGTAGGAAGCCTCATCATATCTTTACTATCGTAATTACAAACATAAACCTTTCAATAGTTTTCTCTATATTATTTTTGTAGAAATTTATTGTAAAAACAAGATGAAAAAAGTAATTAAATGGCTTAAAGAAAGTAACAGGTACAAACACCTTATAGGTGGTATACTCATCGGTGCTGGTGCTAATAGCTTATATTGTGCAGCGTATGCAGGTATAGGAGTAGCAACCGCACTTGAACTTAAGGATAGAATGTGGGGCGGAAAGGCAGATATCATCGATTGGGGGCTGACAGTCGGAGGTGTAGCTATAGGCTTCGGAGTAAGAACATTAATAAATTTACTTATATTATGAATTACCTTGAACAATTCAAATACGTTATGTGTAGTATTGTTAGCGGCATGCTAAGTCTGTTTTTTCCTATTCGTGACTTTATGTACGCCATGCTGATAGTCTTCACACTGAATTACATCTTTGGAGTTGTAGCAGGGCTGAAACATGGCGAACGCTGGAATCTAAAGAAATCAATGGTATTCTTCTATCATTGTGCATTGTTCTTTGTTATGACCGCATCTATCTTCGTTACAGGTTATTTCCTCCATGCAGGGGAAGAAACTTTAGGTGTTGTCAAAGCGTTATGTGGTGTAGCGATTTGGTTCTATTCAACCAATATCGTTCGTAACTGGAGAATGATGCTCATTGAGAATACAACGATGTGGAAAGTGGCAGGCTTTGTCTATTACGTTTTAACACTAAAGGTGGTTGACAAAGTTCCATTTCTTAGTGAGTATCTTAAAACATCTAATGTCGATATTAACGACAATAAAGCCAAATTCGATTAATGTAAGATGAGAAATATACAATACATTGCGGTTCACTGTACCGCAAGTCATCAGTCACAGACGATTGAGGGCTTAAAGCAAGAGTTCAAGCGAAAGGGTTGGATTAATCCTGGTTATCACTATGTAGTCAGTCCAGACGGAAAGATTACACAGCTGCTTGACGAGGAGAAAGTAAGCAATGGCGTTAAGGGTTTTAATTCTGTTTCTATCAATGTTGCTTATATTGGTGGCATAGATACTAACGGTAAGCCGATAGATAACCGCACGGACGCACAGAAAGCAAGTTTGCGCTCGCTACTGAAGATGCTACATAAGAAGTATCCTACAGCGGTTATTCAAGGTCATCGTGATTTCTCTCCAGACTTGAATAAGGATGGAAAGATAACCCCTAACGAGTATATCAAGGCTTGCCCTTGTTTCGATGCGAAAGAAGAATATTCAAATTTGTAGTCATGAAGAATAGGAATATTTTTACAATAATACTTATGATTAGCGCAATAGTTATTCTTTGCTATGCGCTAATCTATAAGCCTATAAAATCATCTACTCCCACTTACGATGTGGTAAGGGATACGGTTATCTATAACGACACAATACCTTATTATAAACCTATTCCCAAGGATAGTCTTATCGTAAGGTACAGAACGGATATCTTACCTGTTGCAAACAAAGTTTCTAAAGGGTTTGATAACAACGATAGTCTTTTGTCTCAATCTGTAGAACAAGTAGGGAGTGACAGCGCAGCGGTTGTTATTCCTATTACTCAGAAGGTGTACGAAGATAGTACCTATAAAGCGTGGGTAAGTGGATATGAGCCTCAACTTGATAGTATATTTGTTTATCAGAAGACGCAAGTAATCAATAACTATATACGAGAAAAACCCAAACGTTGGGGTATAGGCTTGCAAATTGGTTATGGGTGTAATGGCAAAGACTTGCATCCTTATATAGGAATAGGAGTTAATTATAACATATTCAGATGGTAGAAGTATGAAGACGGTTGTTTTTAAAGTTGGCAAAAACGAAGTTTATCAAGAAGTCGCAAAGACCACTTCATATACAGGTGCAAAGATGGATAATGACGAAAATGCATACGATCGCATCTTTACAACTGATGAGGATAAGACAATGCTCGAACGCTTTTGGAATGAGAGTAAGAATATGATTGCTGGTAGTCTAAAAAAGCTACTAAGTTCTGAGCGTGAAGAGAATAATGAATACATATTAGAACTTGAGGTTTCCAATTCCTTTGATGACAACCTTAAGGAAAGTATGCAGCGTAGTTTGTTCAGCTTCTTTGTTATGAATATAACAAGTAAGTGGTATATATTCACAAATAAGAATGAAGCAGAAGGTTATGCAACATCAGCGGCTACGGATATGGAAGATGTTATGCGTAAAGCCTATTACAAAAAGAAACCAGTACGTCCAACATACGATTAATAACATTAAAAATAAACTATATGGCAGAAAACAAGAAAGACCTAACGGTCACCGAAGAAGTTAGAGAGCTTATATATGATGTTCAAAACAAAGCTTATCTGACAGGACAAGCAAGAGAAGCAGAAGGGAAGAAACCATATCAGGCTGCATCTAATATGCAAGCAAGTGATGATGATGAGAACAGTTATCAGATACGACGTTCCCTTGCGAATGCTTTTTCTTCTCTCAAGAGTCTTTTAGGGGAATATCTCTACGAAGATAGAAGTACGAGTAATAATCGTATGATTAGCGAAATTGATAATAATGGGCAATTGACTTTAGTTTTTAAGTTACCTTCAAATTACAATAACGCTTCTGCGGATAGTCTTGGCAATGGTATACACTCTTATTTGGTTGATATGACACTTGCCGATTGGTTTGCTATTACTAACAAAGAAGATGCAGAGGTGTATGCAGGGCATTCAACAGTTAGCCTTGAGAATGTAAAACGCGCGCTATATAAGCGGAGTCGACCAACACGCCCAACCTATTAAGTAAAGACGCTTATGAATTGTTGTAAACAGTATGAATCAGAACAGCAAAAAAAAGTTGTAACGCTGACTTTCAAACGCAAGGAACTGCTATATGACGCCAGTAACTATTCTTTTGTTGAGGCTGATATTATGCCACAAGATACAGAACACGCCAAACATCAAGTGTTTGACATTGTTCAAGACGGCAATATAGATCGTGTTACCCGCATTCTTAACTTAGCTCATGCAGAATGCGTGGAATTACTATACCCATACGCAAAAGAAGAATTACCCGACACAGAAGAAGTGCTTGATGATGTCTTACAAGAGCCAGATACATACACTATTAAACTTATACTTCCTTACAACTTTTCAATGACTACTGTTAAGATGTTGGAAGAGTACATACATGAGTTTCTTGTGTGTAGCGTCCTATCAGATTGGTTGAGCATAACATTTCCACAAAGTGCAGAGCGTTGGGAAAGTAAATTAAGAGATACAAAAATAAAGATACGTACTTCTCTTATGTCGAGAATGGGTAAGGTAAGGAGGAAGTTAAAACCATGGTAATAAACAAGGGCAGCGCTACATCACGTAGAACTGCCCTTTTCGTAAAAATCAATCTTAACCTATAAACTAAAAACCTAAACTATCTCGGCTGGTTGGTTAATCGCGGTGTGAATTGCACCGAGCAACCAGTAATTCCTTCATTATTTGAAAGATTAGCAAGTAGTACTATACGAATGTATTTATAAGGTGTTCCTCTAAACCCACGTAAGTAATGGTCTATAGATGACCATACTGGAACCCAGTTATACAAATCATTAGAGGCATAGAGAATAGACTTCACATGTCCTTTCTTAAACACGCCACGCTGTATGATAGTATCAACAGACTTATGAATGTCATAAGTATCAAGTTTTATTGGGCGTGACACAACAATACTTTTATAAACCTCGTCGGTCTCATCAGAGAAATTAACAAGGCTGCCATCATAAAGTACAGCAAGTGCATCAGGGTAGGAGTTTACATTATCTGCAATATTGGATTGCATCATTCCCCACTGTTTTGACTTTAGTGAGAACATGTAAGCATAATTGCAGTTATACTCTTTGCTGGTGTTGTAAGCGATGATTCGTTGATGCTCATAGTCATATATCATTCGACAATCACGAACAAAATCCATAAAAGGTAATATCCTTAGAGTACCTTTCGACAAGTCTGCATGTTCTAAGATTTTATCAATCTTAGGTAACACAGTTATTGGTACAGCGTTCTCTCCATTGAGAACGTCAGAGATACACATTGCTTGTGAACCTTGCAAGAGCATAATACCTCTATCAGTTGTAAATAGAACAGCTGAATCAATTTGCGTGATACTTTTCGATGATAGACACACGTCACGTGTGATAGGCTGTTTGGCAGAGTAGCCCCCAGTAGAGTTTACCTCCAATGCCCATACGCCCTCATCTGTGAAAGCATAGAGAGGGAACTGCCCAAACTGTCCTTCGCTAAGAGCTTTTGCAGCTGTAGCAATTCCCAATATCCTACCTGTACCTATTGTGTTAATCCCAGTAACAGGGAAGAAGAACGGATTATTTATTTCAGAGGTATATATCTTGTTAGGAACGTCTATAATGTTCTCAAGCTTTGTCGGAGGTTCGGTATGTGTTGTGTTTTGCTTTCTTATAAGTTCGTAATCGATGACACCATACGCACCATTAAGGAAGTCGTGTGGTTTAAGCTTCACTTCGTACGTATCAATACCTGCGTGTATACGCATCATTGTCGCATGAGTATTAGGATAAAAGACGTAACAACCCCATGAAGTTGGAGCAAAGTCACCATTAGTGTACATACTTGACACAAAAGGAGCGAGGTGTGAGCTAACATAGCTATTCACAATATATCTCTCACCACCTTCCTCTATCATAGTCTGTATAGATATGTCACGATAATCTAATGAACCAAAGTCCAAAAGGACTTTACCATCTTTTTTCAATTCCCAACTTGCTTCACTATTATTAGCATATGAGAACATGGAACCAGCCATAAACCCCTGAAACAACTCACGACGTATACCAGACAGGTTTATACGTCCATTATATGTCTGTGAGTATTTTGCTGTAATTCGGTCATGTGACAAGTAATCGTCTGTCATTGTTTCTCTTGTAGTCAGCGACTGAAGATACTCTTTGTTAACAACAATATCTTTGCGTTCACTTGTAGAGAGTTCGTTAATACTGATAGATTTAAGAAAATAGAAATTCTGTACATTCTCCAGCATCTCTCTATTCTTATCATCCGTATGCTCTGGTAGACTAATAGTTGTTTTTGGATATGTTGAATCCTTAGAGAAGAAAAGCGTATAAAGCTTGCTGTATTTCCACTCGACATAATATTTACCCAAAGGATTCTCACGTCCTCCAGGCGTACCACTTGTTAGGTCTGTTCCATTAACAGAGATAGGCAATAATGCTGTGTCTTCTGCTCTTTTTCTGACAGGTACGTTTATGAGACCTGCTCTTTCTATGGTCATTTCATCTGAAAATCTTGAGATATCCAGTGCGCCAATAAATTTAGTATCAAGATTATCCGTGTCTGCAAAAGATTTGCAGTTACCACTTTGGTCGTAGGTATATATTGGCTTAGATATAAATACATCAACAGACTTGATAATGTCTTTCCAATCATTCATTCGAAGATGTGAGTTTTCTCCGTCTGGTAGAAGCTGATAATCTATCCCTGCCGAAACAAGCATGATGTCACATTCAGCCTCTGTATATCCTTCTTTGCCACTTACTCTATTCCAGAAGACAACTGGAGCAGTCTTTGTGGATGGATTCATCAGTATTGGCGCAGAATGACACACTAAAGAGCCGTCATATAATCTTAAGGCATAACGAACAAAGAAGGGTAGGGCAAAGCGTCCTTCCTTGATGGTCTGATCAGCAAGAAACTTGTTTACTTTCGCCATAATCTGTGAAGTAATTTTCTTCTGATTATCTTCTGTCCACACTTCATATAATCTACTTTCATCTATCCTTTCAAAGTTCACATTAAAGGTAGAGTGACTCTCATCAGAGAGAGAGTATATGCGAGGTTTGCCTCTTAGTCCGAAAGATAATTGTAAATTAGGCACATGATTTCCAAGCATAACATATTGTCCCTGCTTCCATAGGAAATAGATAATATACTCTTCTGTAAAGAGTAGTAAGGTGTTTCCAATGGCGTTCACATGAGAAAGCGAACGATAAGCACCAAGAGAAACTGCCCTTTCAAAAAGTTTCTCATTAGCATTTAGAACATATAATTCAAATGTTTTGATATCCTGTATAATATAATTAGAAAAGGATATCGTTTTATGAATGTAGATAACTTTTTTATTCTCTCCAAGCTGGAGTAATAATTTAGGAGCCGACACAGGTTTTAACGCACCATCTTCTGGAACGAGGTTCAACAGCATTGCAGAGTCTCCATCTTGACAAGTATTGTCAGGTGGAACGGTCGATAGTCCGTTATACTTTATCTCTTTATTCATGTTTAGACGGCTTTTCAATCTGATAATATAGTTTGTTGTTAGTTTCTTTTACTGATACCGATAACTTGCATTTGCTTTCAGCAGGTAAATTGTAATCATAAAGGATACGCCCAACAGATGGATTGAGTGTTTCGAAACCTATACACTTGTACTTATCATTGTATTGTATATCGCAAAGCTGTGTAGGCTTCTCAATATTTGGATTGACCATAAAAGCAAACAATCCGCTGCCAGACACACGAAAAACAAACACAACGGCTTTATCAGCCGTATCCGAATACTTACGGATATGGCTGAAAAGCTTTTTAGATAGTGTTACAGAATTGTCTGCAGGGTCTACGATTACATATAACCTGAGTGACCAATACCAGTTCTGTATCTTTTTGAGAATATTCATCATCATAGTGCAAATATATTACACTTAAAGGTTATGTGCGGTTTATCTTTTAATACTCTTTGTGGGAGCGGAATGATATCGTTTCAATAAAGATGAAAGACCGTGTCGTCTCTAATCCGTCACGATGCTTGTCTGCATCTTCTTTGCAGGTGAAGATGTACGAACAAATTTCTGTCTTGTCTGTTCCTTTTGTTGCTACTATGTTAGCATAGTACTTGCGCCCAAATAGGAACGCAATCACTTCTTTTAATACTGTTGTTTGCATAATCTTATTTTTATTTATAATTAAACTTTGTGGTATGGTTGCAAGTCTTTTGCTTCTTCCTCCCACATGTCGCCCTCGTTTTCCTCGAAGTCAAGGTTAA